CAGGGCTCGGTGGTCCGCCGGGCGACGCCGAACCACTCCTCCTTCTTCATCTCGGTCTTGATGTACCCCTTGGCCCTGGCCTCTTCCTGGGTCAGGTCGGCGAAGAACATCTTGACCCTGGAGAAGGGCGAGTGCGTGGTGCCGCTCATCACGCCAGGCACCCAGTCCATCTGCCGGTGCATCGCCATCGGCGGCCCGCCGCGGATGTTTCGTGCGTCCGGGAACAGCAGCTCGATGTCCTCGATGCCGTACTCGGTGGCGTGAGCCAGCACGGCCTCTTTGAGCGAGCCCAGCCGGACAGCGTCGCCCATGATGGTGTGCATCTGGTCTGGGGTGAGCCTAACTGGGCCTTCCCCCGCCGGGGGGGCAGCGTCACCGTTCTGCTCGAAGACGTTGCGGTGCGTCATCTCCGTTTGTCCTTCCTGCCCCTCGTGGGCGAGTGAGTTGTCGTCCTGGTCGGATTGCTCGGCTGATCCGCTGCCGCCTCCCGCGGCCTGCTCGATCATGTAGTAGACGACGTTCTTCTGCTTGTCCGAGAGCGTCTCGAAGACGTCGCCTACCGTCTCTCCGTCGCCGCCCTCTCCGTTGTCCTGATGCTGTGCCGTCCCGTCGGGCACGACGAGCTCCAGCTCCAGGCCGGTGTGAATGACTGCCTCGGTCTCGGATGGCTCGAAGTCGCCCTCACCATGCTCGATGGCGACGAAGTCGATCTTGGCACCAGGGTTGGCACCGGAGAGAACGAGGCTGACCTCCCGGATCATGCCGTGGAAGACCTGCTTCGAACGCTCGACGAGCTGATTGGCGTAGATCGACAGGAAGCTGATGTCTTTGTGATCCACCAGGGCCTTGGCGTTCTGGCCAGCCGGCGTGTCGTTGAAGTAGCCCTCGGCCCGGGTTCCGTCGTTGACATGCTGGAGCACGACATGACCCAGAACGTTGTCCGGGGCACTGTGCATGTGATGCCAGACCAACGGCACAGTCATCTGGTCCTGGTGCTTGAAAGCGTCGGGCATGATTGTCCGGCCATCGGAACACTTCAGACCGGCCTTGGTGGCATAGCCCCTAAAATCCGGTTCCATTTTGATTGCTATCCTTTCTCAGTTTCGGCGATTGCCAGAGTGACCATTGGACGGTCTACTGCCGGCCAAGGCTGGACTGAAGTTCTGGAAAGAATGCTCCGCCGATTCTCCGTTTCCCGGGGAAGTTGGCGGCGGGGGACCAGCAGAGTCCACTCTCGGCATGTTGCTGTTGTGAAGCTCGTCGGCCTTTGGATCCTTGGATGGCTTGGTGCCGATGATCTGCCGTATCTCGTTGGACGATAGGATCTCGTTCCTGGTGAACTTGTCGGCTATCTCGGCGATGGCTGACAGCGGCACTAGCCGGAACGGATCAGTGAAGTACTTGACCGACTGTCCCTGAGTTCTCGCTGTCTTCGTCAGGAAAGTTCGCTTCATCGCTTCTGCGATGGCTGCTAGGATCGGCTCCACTGTCCTGTTCTCATAGTTCAGCATCGCCTTCTCGTCGGCTGTGCCGGCCATGATCTCATCAGTGAGCCCGAGCTGGCTATACAAAAGAGTTGTCAGATACTCAACTTGCTTCATAAGATTGTTCTCAGATGCACGGTTAAGCTGCGTGATCTTCTCCGTGCCATCCGTATACGCAATACCGTACTGGCTTCCCTTGAGCTGGAACTCGATGTCCTTACGCCGCTTCTCAGCCTGCTCCCGGCGAGCGTCAGACTTGATGACGTAAGGAAGCTGGATGATGATGTCAAGCTTCCCAGACGCTGATTGAGCGTCGACAGCATCGAGGTTGTTCAGTGTCCTGATCAGCCTCTGCAGCGTAGAGTTCGGCTCGTTCATAACTGAGTACAAAGGATTCTCGATAATGGCGACCACGCTCTTGGGGAGAATGACATCCTGCTTCATTCCCCTCTGCTGATTCCAGAGATTCACCCGGACATGCTCTGGATACCAGCTCATGATCTCACCGATACGCATGGTCTGAATGTCGTAGCTTCCGGTCACGGTGGGATCGCTAGTTGTGTCGACAGGAACAATCGCGACGACTCCGCGGTCAAACAAAGTCATGGCCACGTCCTGCCGGAAAGCCCTGGCGGCCTGGTCTATGTTGGCTTCAAGAGTCAGGCAGTTGTTCAGGCCACTGACGACGTCCTCGAGGTAACGGCCTTCGTCATCCAAGCGGACATGCCGGATGTCGTGAGACGCCACATCGATTCCCAGCCGGGTATAGATCGATGCGATGATGGACCGCTCGTTTGACCGCCTGAGCCTGCCGATGTCTGGCCGGGCACCGACACCATAAGGAGCCTCCAGCCTAAGCGGATCCGTCTCACGCCTTCGCTCTTCACTCCTGAAAGCATTCCAGGCAGACTTCAGCCTGTCTGAGAGTGCCATGCTCACCTCCTCTCACTCGAACGTTTCCCTGTTGGCCTTCCAGGCCACGTAGGCATCCATCAGGGCAGCGACGTTGTCAATCTTCTCGTCCTGCCGTCTCTTAAGGAGCTTCCGGTTTCCGTTGGTGTCCTCAATCGTGATAGCGTTCCCCATAGCAAAGGACATGAGGTCCTCATCGAAGAGAAGCATTCGCTCGCCGGACAAGATCTTGAGTTCTCCAAGAGGCACTGACTCTGTTCGTGCCCCCTGTATGACTTTCGTGACGGCAAAGGGCCCATTCTCGGCTTCCCACCTCGCTACGAATTCTTTTGCGTTGTATGGGTCGTAACCGAGAGAACGGACGTCATACTCCGATTCCTGGATGAACTGATCCAGGTCCTCATAGACCTCCATCATGTCCAGAACCGTTCCCTCCAGGACATGAAGGCTGCCTTCTCTGATGAAATCGTCATACTTCTGCCTCATCGCCCCGGGAAGCTTCATCAGGGTGAGAGACGAAATATAGCTGCGAGTTTTGATACCGAATTCGCCACGGGAAAGCGGGAACAGGAAAGTGAACGCACAGAAGTCGTCACCCTGGGAAAGGTCGGCTCCGAGAGAGCACGGCATCTGCCAGAACTCACGCCTCCGGTGCGGAATGGTTTCCTCATAAGTGAAGTAGTAGGTGAAGCCCTCCATGGGAATGCCGAATCGCTTGGCAAGAATGTCATTTCTCGCCGCTGGTGCTTTCTCGGCTCTCTCCACATCGAGCTGATAGGTCTCATATGAAACGGTCAGGCCAATGTTTGGGTTCGCCTTGATCCACATCGCTGGATTGCCGACTTCCTCCAGCTCGTCAAGCTTGTAATGCCAGATGGAGACATGGGGGGCTATGTAGTCGCCCTTGAGAATGTCTGCCAGCTCCATCTTTATCGTGTCACCGCTGCCAGCCCGGACAGTTCCCTCGGAACTGATGGCAACAATCAGGTAATCCTCCATCTTGGAGGCGCCCTGCTCCAGGGCCCCGACAACGTCCTCCCGCAGATCCCCAGACAGCCACTCGTCAACTGTCGAGATCTTCGGCCGCAGGCCCTGCAGCTTGGCAATGGTCATTGGCCGGACCTCTAGCAATGATCCGGTGAGGAAGTTCTCGATCCCTTTCTTCGTCGAGGCAAGCTTCTGCCGGTAAGCCTGCGATCCTGAGGTGTTCCGTACCGAGCCTTCAGTCAGGAACTTGAACAATGGTCCCCTCGCCCTGGTGATGGCCGTCCGGAACGGCGACATTACCTCCTCCGCTTGCTTCATCGTTGGCGAGGTAGTGACCTGATGAGTGGTTGACGTGTCGACAGTCATGAAGTAACTGTGAATGCAACTGCCGTACATGGACTTGGCGGCACCGCGGGCGACGATGAGATACTGTTTCTGGATCAGCCGCTTCCGGATTCTCCTGGTGACATACCGGCCGCCACCTCTTGCATCCGGGACGTAGACGCTCCGCTCAACAAAGTAATACCAGCCGAAGATCTGCTCTGCCCATAGCTTGAATGAGGGAAGGAGATGAAGATCGGCTCCATCTGTCAGAGTCAGTTCTCCTTCACAGTATCGGACGAAACCTTCTACAGCCTGATCATCGTAATAGATGTTAGGGTTCGCGATCAGGGCATCGATCCGGTTCATCTCCAGCGAGATCTCCCGGTTGACTGGGACATCTCCCCGGATCACCGCATCACGGAACTGCCCGTAGTAGACCGGAACCGCCCGGTTGGAAAGGGTCATCTCTTCAGTCGCGTAGTTCTCAGGGCGATGTTGAGTGCTGTCTTCCCTGCTGCGGACCGCAGACCCCGGATCATGGCCTGGCCAGCAGGACTAGCCGCGAAAGCAGTAGCTGTCGTGACCGCACCAGCGACAGCAAGAATCTGGTTCGTCCTGGTCATCCCCCGTTTGTACATCGAGGGATTCAGGCTGGAATACTGCCTGTCCAGATTCATCCGGTTGATGAGCTGCTGCATCTCAGCATTGCTCAGGCTCCGGGTACCTCCGCTTCTGGCTCTCTGCTGAAGAGCTGCCGCTCGCCTGGCGTCCTCTGATGAAGAACTACCCTTCCCTCTCCTGGCATAATTCTGCCGAGTCCGGGCATTCCGGACGCCCCATTTCATGCCCAGAACGCCATAGTGAGCCAGGACCTGCTCAACGAAAGCACTCTGCTTCATCGAGTCAGGAACC